GTTTTACACACAATTCGAAAAGAAAAGCGAGATGAACTCGGCTACCGCGGATGTCAAGGGACCTCCCGCGGTGGCCACTCTGGTGACGACCGGAGGTGGACCGTCTAAGTCTGGCGATCGCAAGAAGGGCAGGGAGAGCCCGGATAAGAAGAGCGATGCCAAACGCGCTACGCCGGCTGTGGGAGCCAGCGTTGCGTCGACGGCCATCGAGTGGTGCAAGTCCGGCAAGGATTGCACCGATGTTGCAGTGTGCGGCAAGAAGCACCGGCATCTGTTGCCCTGTCGGGCGGGCGCGTCGTGTGTCCACCCGAACTGTCGGTTTCAGCATCCCGGAAAGGACCCGCCCGTGGCTGGGCAGGTTCCTGCTCCCGCACCGATCGGCGCTGCCTCAAGCGCCCCCGCCGGCGAAGCCAAACCGGCGGCGTATGACCCCCATTTCCCCGTGAACCCCAAGCAGGCTGCTGCCTTGGCGCGCGTTTACGGCGGCACGTTCAAAGTGACTGAGCGCGCCGGAGCCACGACCCACAGACACCCAGTGTTGGCTGTCGGCCGTCAGCTCGCGGAAAACCAGATTGCCCGTGACGTGGGTGAAGCCATTGTCATTGACATTGGGGGCAACGCGAAACGCAATTTCGATTCCGGCAGAACATGGCACTCGTGCTGTCCGGAGTTGGAGCCCGCGGATGCGACGCGCAATAGCCGATACACGGATCAATACCGGTGGTGTAAGGACAAGGTCGAGGACTGTAAGTGTCTCACACCGGACGTGTATGTTGCGTCGCATTCGATTTACTATCTCCAGCCTGAGTTGGTGTGCGCTTTGGTGCACCGCTCAACGCGCAAGCAACTGTGGGCGGTGGCCCACGAGTTTGACGGCGTGATGGGGGAGATGGGAGGGGTTGACGGCACCGCTGAGGCGCGGTGGCGCGTAACGGGAGCAAACACGATAACCATGCGCGTCGTGGACAACACGCATGATTACGTGCATCCGAACCCGATCTGGCTGAGGGCTGGGTACTGGTCGGATGGTCAGACTGCTATCGCGTGGGCGATTAAAAAGGCGTTCGGCAATCACTTGGTCATGCTGTTCGTCCCCGCCCTGGCCACACACAAAACCCGCTCGGAAGTCAGTTTCTGGGAGGCGCGTGGGAGCAACGTTATTTACGCTGCGATCAATCCGATGTCGGAGATCCTGCGTTTGACGTCTGCCCGCGCTGCCCCGCCGGCGATGGCTGTCGTGCAAGGGGTGTGGTCGCTCGGTTCGTACTTCTACCTGCAGGTTGGGCAGGAGAGTGTGTACGTCCCGAAGTCGCTGATAGCGCTGGCGGCTGCCCGCTGCGTCTATGAAGACCGCACGTCCGAACTACGGGCGGTCGTCACTGCTGACGTGCGCACGAAGGCGCGCATGTTGCACCTGACGGACGAATCGCTCCCCGCGACGGTGGCGTGGGCGGTTGCGTTGGGAATGACGCAGAACGTGCAAAATGAGATCACTGCACTTGGCCAGGGCCCCAACAATGTTTGGTCGGCGGTGCAGATCTCGCGGCTGCGCAGGTTGCTCGGCGGCGGCACGGTGTACCCAATCACCCTGCTGGCCGCCATTGGCCTGCTCTCCATCACTGTCGGTTTCCTCCTCATGCATTTGTGGGAGATGTACCGGCCTCGCACTGCTTGGGAGAGGATCCTCAGTGCGATGCTTGGGGATGGGTTTGGCGCTGACGTGACGTCGGTTGTCCGCCAACTCACTGCTGATGTTCAGATGGGCCTGTGCCGGCTCGGCGTCGACCGCTTCTGCCCTGATTGGGGGTGGGTGTGGGTCTGCGTCGGTTGCGGCCTGGCTGGCGTGGTCGTCCTCTGTTGCTGGTGGGGTCGCCCGGTGAGTCTCAACGTTCGTCGTATTCAACCGAATCGTGAGATTGATTCCCGGGCTCCTCTGCCACCGATGGCTGACGACGCCGCGCTTGATGACCGTCGTGTGTCCGACGGGAATCAGGCGGGGGCGAGGCCCGCAGTTGCGGCGGGGCCTACCATAGCTCAGCGGTTCATCGCGACGTTTGCTCAGAATGCGGAAAATATGTACGTCGCCCTCCGTGGCAGGTTCGTCAAGGCAAAGCCTCCGATCCTGCCCGTGACGGGTTGGTTGTACACGCACTGGGCGGAACGTCGGTCTTTCGTGTACTTTCGGGACGCCAAACCGGCCGCAGTGGAAAATAGCGGCATATGGCGCCTCAAGTTCACGGGTGGCAAGCGCCACTTGCTCGAACGGGCTGAAGACGATGACAAGAAGTCGATGTTGGAGGAGCTTCACACCGCAGGCGGATTCGTCAAACGTGAAAAGACGGAGATTGTGGAAAGTGAAAGTGCTCTGGCCGAGGTAGATGCTACGCCCCGGTCAATTGCTCCTTTTAGGGACCGGGAACTCATCCTCACCGGCCCTGTCGACAGTGGGTTTTCGACCTGGCTAAAAGCGGCCTGGCCGATGCCCGATCCCGCGGATCCTCGGTCGTGCGTGTGGTACACCGTTGGTCACCCAGCTGAGAGGTGGGGTGATCAGAACTACGCACACTGTCTCCGCGGTAGTCAGGTACGAGAAACGGACGGCAAACGTTTCGATTCGTCGATGAATCAGTACACTGACGAGGTTGAACGCCTTTGGTATTGTCGGGCCTTCCGCGACTG